CATTCCCAAAACCGCGATTAGCGCAGGCCTGATTAATGTCGGGGCACAGATGGGCATGGCCCATGTCCCTGTCGATGTCCTAGCCAACTACTTTGTTGACGTATCGCTGCGGATTGTTGCCGGACAGGTGACGCCATTCCTCGGAGGAGGTGAAGATGGCAAGCGACACTAACCGCCGCCCAATGCTGGCCAAGGCCCATATCGCCCGCAAAGACCTCGGCCTAGACGAGGCGACATACCGCGCGGTGGTCAGCCGCATCTCTGGCGGCCATGCCGATAGCGCGGGCAAGCTGTCGGGTCGCCAGTTAGACGACCTCCTGTCCGAATTTATGCGGCTGGGGTGGAAGCCCAAGACGGTGCCTAAGGCGGCAGCCAAAGACCCAATGGCGGGCAAAGTCCGCGCTCTCTGGATAACCCTAGCCGATGCTGGCGTGGTGCGCGATCGGTCCGAGGAGGCCTTGCGGTCCTACGTCGCACGGATGACCCGGCGCAGTGATCTGCGGTTTTGCTCCCCCGTCGAAAAGGGGCGTTTGATCGAAGCCCTTAAGCAATGGGCCGACCGCGCGGGGGTGGACTTGCAATGATCGCACTACCGGGTATCTTAGCCGAGGTGGCAGAGGTGGCCGGTGATGAGGCGGCCCTCGCCCTCGCACGGGCTGCCGGTGGTCGATCCGTCTATGTGCCCAGGCCGGATAACGTGCCCGACGGCCATTGGCTGGTGTTGGCTTTGGGGCGTGAGGCGGCGATGATGGTGGCCGACTTGGTCGGCGGCGGGGATGTCGCCATACCGTTGGGGCCGACCGGGCGGCAGCACGCCACCCGCGCCGAGGTGGACACCTTGATCGGCCAGGGGCTGAGCGCGTCACGGATCGCCCAGCGGTGCGGCGTTACAGAACGCACGGTGGAGCGCCGAAGAGCGGCCCTCAGGGCCAAAGCCAACAGCAGCCAACTTCGTCTTTTCTGAAAGCCCGGCCACCCGACAGGGGTCGGGCTTATTGCTTGGGGCGCTCCTCGGCAAACTTGTGGGGTCTTATGACCTGCACGGAGATGCCCGATGGCCCCGCACGATCCCCCCCAACGCTACGCCTATAGCCACCGCTCTCTGGCGCGGTTGGAGACCTGCGACCCGCGCCTACAAATGGTGATGAAGGCCGCCCTGGTGGCCGCCCCTTGCGATATCACCGTACTGTGCGGCCACCGCAGCAAGGCTGACCAGGACAAGGCGGTCGCCGATGGCAAGAGCAAGGCCCGTTGGCCGTCCAGCAAACATAATGCCACTCCCTCCAAGGCGGTCGATATCGCCCCTTATCCCATCGACTGGGACGATACGGCGCGTTTTCGGGCCCTGGCGGGGCACGTCCTGGCGGTTGGCGAGGCTCTGGGCGTACCGCTCAAGTGGGGCGGCCATTTCAAAACCCTGGTCGATATGCCCCACTTTGAGCTGGCGGAGGGATAAGCGATGCTGTCCGCCGCCCTAGGGATTGCCTCTTTGGCTGCCCCCTCCATCGGGAAATGGTTGTTCGGGGATAAAGGGGAGGCCATCGCCGGTCAGGTGGTCGCCGCTGCCCAGGCCGTGACCGGCACATCAGACCCCGAGGCCGCTAAGGCCGCCCTGGCAGCGAACCCGGACTTGCTCGCCAAACTGCAAATGCAGCTTGCCACTCTCAACGCCGATCTTGAGCGGGCGTATCTGGCTGACCGTCAGTCTGCGCGGTCGCGCGATGTGGCCCTAGCGCAAGCGGGCCAACACAATTGGCGGGCAGACCTGATGGTCTTATCCGTGACTGTAGGGTTGATCGCCTGCGTAGGGGTGTTGGCCATTTTCCGGCAGCAGGTTCCCGGCGAAGTGGTTGGCATCCTCTCCACGGTGGCCGGTATTTTTGGGGCCTGTCTCAAGGACGCTTTCGGCTACGAATTCGGCTCCTCGCGCGGGTCGAGAGAAAAAGGCGCCATGCTGGCAGCGACGAGCGCCAAGAGCGCCGAATAAAAGGGGGGGCCGGTCCTGTGACCCTGGCTGATTTCAAAGAGTGGTTCACGATTGCGGCCGGACTGGGCGGGCTGGTGGTCACGGCCTTTGTCTGGCGTCTCAAGGGAGAGTTTGCCAGCAAAGGCGACATGGCTGAGACACGCACCCGCCTCGATACGCTAGAGGGTGACGTCACCAAGATGTCGGCCCGCCTGGAAACCCTGCCTGATCACGAAGACCTGTCGGACGTGCGCGAGCGGCTGGCGTCGATGGAAGGGGCGATTAAGGTCGCCTCGGAGCAGGTCGAAGGGCTGCGGCAAGTGATGGTGCGCCTTGAACGTCCGCTCAACCAGTTGTTGGACCACCACATGAACCGGGGGCGGTGATGAGCTTTGAGAAAGATTGGATCGCCTCGCGCCGCCTGTTTGTCTTGCGGCTGCTGGTCGAGGTTGGCTTTGAGGCCAACGAAGGGGTGATCTTTAAAGCCGCCGAACGGGGCGGCTTTGCGCGGGATACCCGCGATGATCTGCGCCAAGACCTGGATCATCTGGTAAAGACCGGCTGTCTTTCCCAGACGTGGCTGAATGGGTCTTTGCGGGTGGTCAAGCTGACCGAGCGCGGCGAAGACGCGGCCTATGGGCGGGCAACCGTCGAAGGCGTCGAGCGCACCCGCTGGGACCGTTAAAAGATGCCCCGTCCGTCTAAAATAGATCGCCTGCCGCCTGCGGTGCGCGAGGAGATTGGCCGCCTGCGCCGGGATGGCCTGACCATTGACGACATCCTGGATCGTTTGCGGGGCATGGTGCCGGAAAGCCAACAGCCGTCCCGCGCTGGCCTTGGGCGGCATATCCAAAAGGTCGATGTGCTGGCCGGGCGGATCAAAGCTGCCGAGGCGATGGCTGACCGGCTGGTCGGGGAAATGGGTGATGGCGGCGAGGTGAAGCTCGCCCGGATGAACGCCGTGCTGCTCGGGACCACACTCTTTGATCTACTGTCCGGGGCGGAAGACGGCGAGGTCGTCGTCCTAGAGCCCAAGGATGCTAAGGCCCTTTCGGAGACCTTGCGCAACATCGCCTCAGCGCAAAAGAGCAGCGCCGACTACGTGCAAAAGGCCAATGAAATCCGCGAGGAAGAACGCCTCGCCCTTGAGGCCGAGATGAAAGCCAAGCTCGACGCCATCCCGGCCAAAAAAGGCGTCACGCCCGAGACCTTGGCTGAGATCCGCGCCGCCCTTGGCATCGTCTAAAAAGGGGCGCGCAGATGGGTAACGCCAAGATCATCCCCGCCGATCCAAACGCCATTTTCCTTCCCTATCAAGCCAAGTGGATCAAAGATACCAGCCGCCTAAAGGCAATGGAAAAGGGCCGCCAGATTGGCCTGTCCTGGTCAACGGCTTATGCCTGCGATGAGCGCACCGCCCAGGCCGGGCAGAAGTGGGACCAGTGGGTGTCGTCGCGCGACGAGATGCAGGCGCGCCTGTTCATCGAGGATTGCAAGCTGTGGGCCGGGGTGATGAACCTTGCGGCGCAGGATTTGGGCGAGGTGGTTCTGGATCAAAAGACCGGGCAGACGGCACATGTCCTGAAATTCGCCAACGGACGGCGCATTCATTCCATGTCCTCGAACCCCGACGCCCAGGCAGGCAAGCGCGGCGGGCGGGTGCTTGATGAGTTCGCCCTACACCCTGACCCGCGCAAGCTGTGGGCCATCGCCTATCCGGGGATCACCTGGGGCGGGTCGATGGAGATCATCTCCACCCATCGCGGCAGCGGCAATTTCTTTAACGAGCTGATCCGTGAATGCCGCGAAAACGGCAATCCCAAGGGGATCAGCCTACACCGCGTCACCCTGCAAGATGCCCTTGATCAGGGGTTCCTTTACAAGCTTCAGCAGATGCTGCCCGCCGACGATGAACGGCAGGCGATGGACGAGGCCGCCTATTACGACTTTATCCGCGCCGGGTGCGCCGACGAGGAAAGCTTTCAGCAAGAATACCTCTGCGACCCGGCGGACGATAATGCGGCCTTTCTGGAATACGACCTGATCGCGAGCTGCGAATATGCCGCGACTGACCGCTGGAAAGAGCCAACAGGCGGACGGCTGTTCGCCGGGGTGGACATTGGCCGCAAGAAAGACCTGACCGTCCTCTGGGTCGTCGAGCTGTTGGGCGACGTGCTCTATACCCGCCATGTCGAGTGCATGGAAAAGATGCGTAAATCAGCGCAAGAAGCAATCCTCTACCCCTGGTTTGAGCGCTGCGAGCGGGTCTCCATCGACGCGACGGGGTTGGGCATTGGCTGGGTCGATGATGCCCAGGACAAGTACGGTGAGCACCGCGTTGAGGGGGTAACCTTTACCCCGGTGTCAAAGCAAATCTTGGCCTACCCGGTGCGCTCGAAAATGGAGGACCGGCTGGTCCGCATCCCCCATGACAAGCACATTAGGGCCGACCTGCGTCTGGTGACGAAACAGACCTCCGCTGCTGGGACGATCCGCTTTACTGCCGAGCGCACGGCGGACGGCCACGCCGACCGCTTTTGGGCCCTGGGGCTGGCGATCCATGCCGCCAGCACCCCCCTAGAGGCCTATGGCTACAGCGCCGCCCAAGCTCGTGCGGCCCAAAACAACCCCCATCACGCCACCGACCCGGACAGAGACGACGGTCGGGGCTTTGCGCACGGAGCTTGGTAATGGCCCTCCTCGACCAATACGGCAACCCCATCCGCCGCGAGGCCCTGCGCGAGGAACACGGCGGGCCAACGGTGACCGGTGTGCGTTCGATCCTGTCGGACCACCCGGCACAAGGGCTGACCCCGTTTCGGCTGGGGCGGCTGCTGAGGGATGCCGAGCACGGCGATGCCACGGCCTATCTGGAACTGGCCGAAGAGATGGAGGAAAAAGACCTCCACTATCGCTCGGTCCTCTCGACCCGCAAGATGCAAGTGGCCTGCCTGCCGGTGACGGTCGAGGCCGCCGGGGATGATGCCCAATCGGTGGCCGATGCGGATCTTATCCGGGGTTGGTTGGCCCGTGATACCTTGGCGCTAGAGCTTTACGATATCCTGGACGCGGTGGGCAAAGGGTACTCGGCCACTGAGATTTTATGGGACACCACGGGCGGCACGTGGCTGCCTCTACGCTTGGAATGGCGCGATCCGCGTTGGTTTGCCTTTGACCGCACCGACGGGCGGACGGTGCGCCTGCGTGGCCAGGGGCAGGACGAAAACCTCGCGCCCTATAAGTGGATCTTGCACAACCATCAAACCAAATCCGGCCTGCCCATCCGGGGCGGCTTGGCACGGGCCGTGGCCTGGGGATACCTCTTTAAAAACTATGATGTCAAAAGCTGGGTGAGCTTCCTTGAAAGCTTTGGCCAGCCCTTACGTCTTGGCCGCTATGGCCCCGGCGCAACCCAAGAGCAGAAGAATATTTTGCTCCAGGCGGTGCGCAACATCGCCGCCGATGCCGCGGCCATCATTCCACAGGGGATGGAGCTGGAGTTTATCGAGGTCAAGATTTCGGGCAACCTTGATCTGTTCGAGCGGATGGCGGCATGGTTAGACCGCCAGGTCTCCAAGGCTGTGCTTGGCCAGACCGGCACCACCGACACCGGCCAGCATGTGGGCACCGCCACCGCCCATGAAAATGTGCGCGACGATATCGAAGCCTGGGACGCCATGCAGTTGGCGGCAACGCTGAACCGCGATCTGGTGCGCCCCATCATCGACCTGAACAAAGGCCCCCGCAAAGCCTATCCCCGCTTGGTCATCGGGCGGGCCGAAGGCGAGGATACCACCGCCCTGGTCGATACCCTGGTTAAGTTGGTCGACCGTGGTATGCGGGTCGAGCAATCGGTCATCCGGGACCGTTTGGGGATCGCAGACCCCGATCACAACGCAGCCTTGTTGCACCCGCTGGGCGCGGCCCCGGTGGAGCATGGCGCGGCCAACGTTGCGGCACAGAGCACCCGTGTTGCGGCCCATGCCCAGCAGCCTGATCAGCCCGATGCTATCGACGCGCTGATTGCCGAGGAATTGGCCGATTGGGAACCGCTGGTTTCCCCGCTGATTGCCCCGCTGCACGCCTTGCTTGCAGAGTGCGAGAGCCTGGAGGAGTTCCAGCGCCGTTTGCCCGAACTGGTCCAGGACCAGGACCCCGACACCCTGGCCGAGGCGATGGCGCAGGCGCTGTTCGTAGCCCGCCTCAGCGGGGAAACCGCCGATGGCTGAGATTGACGCCCTCAAAGCTGTGCCACCCAAGGAAGCCCTGGCCTATTTCACGGCAAAGGGTTTTGCCTTGGCCCCGTCGGCGGGGTGGCAAGAGATGTGGCAAGAGGCCCACGCCACCGCCTTTACCGTGGCCCAGTCGGCGGGTTTTGACATCTTGGGCGACGTTCACAGCGCCCTGCAAAGGGCCTTGGCCGAAGGCAGAACCTTAGCCCAGTTTAAGGCCGAGTTGACACCCTTATTGCAAAACAAAGGCTGGTGGGGTCAGGATGCCGACGGTCTACAGCTTGGATCACCGCGCCGCTTAAAAACCATTTACGACACCAATATGCGGACGGCTCGCGCCGCTGGGCGGTGGGCTCAGGTCCAGCGCCACAAAGCCCGCCGCCCTTACTTGCGCTATGTGGCCATCATGGATGGCCGCACCCGGCCCGAGCATCAACGCTGGCATGGGCTGGTCCTGCCGGTCGATGATCCCTTTTGGCTGACCCATTACCCGCCCAACGGCTGGGGCTGCCGGTGCTTTATCCAGCAGCTTAGCGAGCGGGATCTTGTCCGCTATGGCTATAGCGTCAGCCCGTCGCCGGATATCCAGACGCGCACTTGGACCAATCCCAAGACCGGCGAAGTGGTCGATCTGCCCGAAGGGATCGACCCCGGTTGGAGCTATAACGTTGGGGTGGCGGCGCTGGACGGTCACGCAGCCCAGGCGCTGAATATCAAGCTGATCGCAGCCCCGCCGGAACTCGCCGCCGCCGCCAGTGCCGCCAGTGCGGAATTCGTCGTTCCAGCAACCGAGAGACGGGTTGGCGACTGGATAGAGCGCATCGGGCAAGGGGATAACCGGGCCAAGGGCGAGCGCCATGTGGTGGGCTATCTATCCCGCTCGGTGGTCACGGCACTGGCCAGCCGGGGTATCGTCCCGGCCAGTGGGGCGATTACGGTGGGTGGTGGACAAATTGCCCACGCCCTCCGCGACAGCAAAGCGCAGGCGACCACCAGGGACGGCTTGCGCAAGGCTGTAACCGCCGAAGAACTAAAGCGACTGCCCAGCTTGCTACAACACCCCGAGGCGATCCTGTATGACAGGGCAAACGGCAACGTTCTTTATGTTTTTTCACCGCCGGAGGCGAACCGTGGTGGCAAGTTGATCGTGGAATTTAATCGTTCGGTAAAAGTTAAAGGCTCAGCGGGCAAGCGCGACCACGTCCAAACGAACGAGTTTATCACTGCGGGTATCGTCGATGAGGCGGACCTACGAAACCAGCGTGCCTACGACGTCATTGATGGTACCTTGTGAGGAAAGTGGTGATCGGTGGGAGGGCGTCACTTCCTCGTCCGACGCCGCGTAAGCAGCCTCGCGCCGGCAAAACGTCATTTCCGGTCGTCTCACCGATCACCAGAGATCATCCTACGCCCCTTTTCGCCCCCTCTCAAGTCCAAGCCGTGCTGGCAAAGGCCTAACAGGCCCCTAAAAAAGGTGCTAAAAGGGAACGGCTGCGCTTCCTGACCCTTAACGCCGCCGTTAAAGGGGCGTTAAACGGGGTGCGATTAGCGGGATAGTGAGCCTGCCCCCGTCGCCCCGACAGCTTCCGCTCCGCGCATGGGCGCTTTGATTTTCCAGATCTTTGTTCAGATGGCTTTCCCCCCGACCGGGGTCGGGCTTATGGGGCCCATTCGCACCGCCTAAAGTTCACTCATCGAAACGACGACAGAGAGTGACGCGGTGCCCCCCTCGCAACAGACATCTTGCCACAGCATCGACCTGTCCCCGCAGGACGGGCGCGCCCCTGAATGGGTGCATCTGTTGCCGTTGGGCGTCTTTGCCGGTCGCGATGGCCGGGGGCCCTATCGGGTTGCTGACGGCCAAGCCGCGACGGCAATCGTGGCCGCCACCAAGGCTTTCCTCGGCGGGGCCGATATGGTCATCGACTATAACCACCAGGCCTATCTGGTTGCCCGCACCGGGGGGCCGTCCCCCGCTTCGGGCTGGATCACCGAATTCGACCTGCGCGATACGGGCATTTGGGGGCGGGTGAGCTGGACCCAAGACGCCGCCGAGGCGATTGCCAAGCGCGAATACCGCTACCTCTCCCCGGTCTTTAACCATACCCCACAGGGCGACGTCACCATGGTGCGGTGCGCCGGGCTGTCGAACCTTCCCAATCTCGAACTCACCGCCCTTGCCTGCCAACAGGCGAGCCCTTTAGAGGAGATCCCGATGGCGAATGATGCCAAGACCGGGGACGCCGCCAAAGACAACGCGTCCGCCGGGGCCCCCGCCGAACCCGATACCACCCTTGCCAGCTTGCGGACCACCTTTGGCCTGCCTGCTGATGCCGATGGGGCGGCCATCGCGGCCCACGCCCAAGAGCTGATGGCCAAGGCGGTTCAGCCTGCACAGCCCCCGGCCCCGCCCGACCCGGCGCGCTATGTGCCGATGGAAGCCTTTGCGGCGCTGCAAAGTCAGGTGGCCGATATGGTCAAACAGTCTCAGACCTCTGCCGCCCAGGCGGCGGTCCAGGCGGCGACCGAAGCCGGTAAGCTGCCCCCCGCCATGCATAGCTGGGCACAGGGCTACGCGGAACAAAACCTCGCCGGTTTCACAGCCTGGGCGGCGTCTGCCCCGGTGCTGGTTTCGGCCCATGCCCAAGGCGTGGGCGGTCAAACCGCCACGCCGCCTGCCAGCACGCCAGGCCTGACCGCTGAACAGACCGCCGTCTGTGCCCAGTTGGGCCTGTCTGCCGAGGCCTTTAGCCAGCAGCTGGGGGGCGACCGATGAGCGCGCTGACCTCTAACCGCAGCACCCTGTGCCGTGATGGGAAACAGGTCAGCCACCCGGTGGCGGCTGGGGTGGTGATCTATGCCGGGGCTCTGGTGGTACTGACCGCCACCGGCTTTGCCGCACCGGCCAGCACCGCAACCGGCCTGCGCGGCCTGGGCCGGGCGCGCCAGCGCATCGACAACAGCGGCGGGGCCGATGGGGCGGCGTCGGTCGTGGTGGATCGCGGCTGCTTTGCCTGGGCCAATGCGGGCGATGTAACCCGCGCCGATATCGGCGGCCCGGCCTATGCGGTCGATGACCAAACCGTTTCGGCAGACGACGCCAGCGCCACCCGCTCGGCCATTGGCACCATCCTTGACCTGGACGCAGCCAGCGTCTGGGTTCAGCTGTAAGGATCGCTTCACCATGCTGATCACCTCTGCCTCGCTGGGGGCGATGACCACCGGCTTTAAGACCATCTTTAATCAGGCTTACGCGGGCGCTGAAAGCCAATGCGATCAGATCGCCATGCGCGTTCCCTCCTCAACCCGCGAGGAAACCTACGGCTGGCTTGGCAAGACGACCCGCTTTCGCGAATGGGTCGGCGACCGGGTTTTGCAAAATTTGTCTGCCCACGGCTACAGCATCAAGAACAAATCGTTTGAAAATACCGTCACCGTCGACCGGGACGATATCGAAGACGATAAGATCGGCGTCTATACCCCGATCATGCAGCAACTGGGCTACGACGCCAAAACGCACCCCGATGAACTGGCCTTTGGCTTGCTGAAACAGGGAACCTCCAGCGTCTGTTACGATGGTCAGTACTTCTTTGATACCGACCATCCGGTGATTGGCGAGAACGGTGCCGTAGGGTCGGTCTCAAACTGGGGCGGCGGGTCGGGGCCCCAGTGGTACGTGCTGGATACCTCGCGCCCGATCAAACCGGTGATCTTGCAGAACCGCCGCGATTACGCGTTTGTGGCGATGGACCAAGCCACCGACGAGGCGGTCTTTAACCGCAAAGAATACCGCTATGGCGTGGACGGGCGGCTGAACGTTGGCTTTGGCCTTTGGCAGATGGCCTATGGCAGCGCCCAAGACCTGACCCCGGACACCTACGCCGCAGCCCTTGCCGCCCTCCAGTCGATGAAAGGCGATCAGGGTAAGCCCCTGGGGATCAAGCCGACCTTGCTGGTCGTCCCGCCTTCGCTGGGCAAGGCCGCCAAGACCATCGTCAAGGCCGAAACCATCGACGGCACCACCAACGTGAACCGGGATGCGACCGAAATTCTGGTCTCGCCCTGGCTGGCCTAAGGGAGAGCTGAGCCCATGCCTATTCGTATCACCTCTAAACGCGATGGATTCCGGCGCTGTGGTATCGCCCACACCGGCACTGTGACCCACGCCGATGGCACGTTCAACGCCGACCAGATCACTGCCCTGAAAGCCGAACCCCTGCTGGTGGTGGACATCATCACCGAGGCAGAAGCCAAAAAGGCCGCGCCGAAATGAGCTATGCCACCGTAACCGAGTTGATCACCCGCTTTGGCGAAGCTGAGCTGATTCAGCTTACCGACCGCGACGGGGGCGGGGCGATCAACCAGGCGGTGGTGGCTGCGGCGCTGACCGATGCTGACGCCCTGATCAATGGCTACGTGTCGGCACGCTACACAGTGCCGTTGTCGCCGGTGCCGCCTGTGATCACCAAGATCGCGGCGGATATCGCCCGCTACACCCTGCACCGCGACGCGACAACCGAGGTGGTGGCCGAGGCTTACAAACAGGGGATCGACACCCTGCAAAAAGTCTCCAAGGGCACGTTTATGCTGGATACCGCAGGGCTTGATGTCGCCGAGATCCCCGCGGCCCAGGACCAGGACAGCCCCCGACTGATTGGGCCAGGGCGGCAGTTTTGGGGCGGGGGACTGAACGGGTTTTAAGGGGGCTCCATGATTGGGATCGTCGTCACCGCCCAAGGGGTGGCTCAGATCGAGCAGCGCCTGGGCAGATTGGCCGCCCTCGACGGGCAGCTAACCCCCCTGATGGACGAGATTGCCCAAGCCCTGCTGGCCTCGACCCAGCGGCGGTTCGAGGACGAAGCCGGACCCGATGGGACAGCCTGGGCGCAGACGAAACGCGGCGGCTCGATCCTGCGCGATCAGGGCCACCTTTACCAGTCGCTGACCCCCGAAGCGGACGGCCATTCGGCAGCGGTCGGCAGCAATCTGGTCTATGCCCGCATTCATCAGCTGGGCGGTGAGGCCGGGCGCGGTCTGTCGGTCAGCCTGCCTGCACGGCCTTTCCTGGGGCTCGATAGCGAGGATAAGGCCGAAATCAGCGCCTTGGTGCGCGACTATATGCTGGGATTGATCCGATGATCGGAGCGATTGAAAACGCCATTTGCGCGCGCCTGCACAGCGCGACCGGCCTGCTGGGCTACCGCCTCAAGACGGTTGCCACTTACGACAACCAGTTTGACGGCAAAGATGACTTGGCCCGCGCAGTCTCTGGCCTGCCGGGAGCCTGGGTCGTCTGGCTGGGGGACAGCAGCGCGCAGCCGATGGGCCAAGCGTCGTGGAAAGTCAAAGCCCGCTTTGCGGTCCTGGTGGCGGCACAAAACAAGCGCAATCACACCAACGCCCGCCATGGAGAACCGGGCATGGTCGGCAGTTATCAGATCGCTCGCGACGTTCAGACCCTGTTGGTTGATCAAACCCTTGGCCTAGAGATTGACCCCTTTGCGCTGGTGGGCAGCAAACCGCTTGCGAACGCCAAGACCAACGGCGGGTCCGTGTCGATCCTAACCCTTGAATTTGCGACCGCCTACACCATCGCCGCCCTGCCCGACGGCCTAGAGGCCGCCCTGGCCCAGGGGGAAACCTTGGCCGAGGCCTTTGATAAGACCGCCGGGCTTGGTGACTTTGCGACCTTTGCCGGGACTTGGGACCCGCCCGTTACCGACCTGATCGAACTGGAGACCGGCCCATGAGCCAAGCCACCCTATACCTGAAACCGGCCCGCCCCGACGTGGTGGTGCGCGATCCCGCAAACGGTAAACCCCTGCCCCCTGAGGGGGCCGCCAAACCCCGCACGCTCTATTGGCAACGCCGCTTAAACGACGGATCGGTGATCCCCTCTACCGCCCCGCAAAAAGCCGCCCCCCCAAAAGCCGCCCCGCAAAAAACCGCAAAGGAGTAACCCACCGTGGCCATTTCCTTTAACCAAATCAGCGCCTCCTTGCGCACGCCGGGCAGCTATGTGGAGTTCGATAACTCCAAGGCGGTGCAAGGGCTCGTGCTGGATGCGACCCGCCCGCTGATGTTTGGGCAGATGCTCGACAGCGGCACCGCCACCGCGTTGGAACCGGTGCGCGTGACCAGCACCAAGCAGGCGGTCACCTTGTTTGGGCGCGGGTCCATGCTTGCCGCCATGGTCGCCGCCTGGAAAGAGGCCAACGCCGACAGTGACCTGTGGGTGATGCCCCAGACCGACAACAGCGCAGGTGCGGTGGCAACCGGGACCATCACCGCCACCGGCATGGTGACCCAGGCGGGGACCCTGTCGCTTTATATTGGTGGTGTGCGGGTGCAGGCCGGGGTGGCCGCGGGCGACGATGGGACTGTGGTTGCGGCGGCCTTGGCCGAGGCGATCAATGATGCCCCGGACCTAATCGTTACCGCCGCCGCAAGCGCCGGGGTGCTCACCCTGACTTGCCGCCACAAAGGCGAGGTCTTTAACGATCTTGACCTGCGGCTGAACGACACCGCCGAAAGCACCCCGGCAGGGATCGCCCTGGCCATTACCGGCATGAGCGGCGGGACCGCCAACCCGGACCTCTCTGCGGCCGTCGCCGCCCTGGGGGATATCCAGTATCACCAGATCGTTTGCCCCTATAGCGACGCGGCCAACCTTGCCACGGTGGCCGGGGACATTGCCGACCGCTGGGATGCCATGCAGCAGATTGAGGGCCAGGTCTGGGGCTGCGTGGCGGGCACCCATTCTGCCCTGTCCACCCTGGGCGCGGGCATGAACTCCGAAGTGATCAGCCTGCTGGGGGTCTATGGCAGTCCGACGCCGCCCTGGTTGATCGCCACCATCTATGGCGCAGTGGCCACCAAGTATCTGGATATGGACCCCGCCCGCCCCTTGCAAACCTTGGTGCTGAAAGGAATGCTTGCCCCGGCCGAAGGCCTGCGCTTTACCCGTACCGAGCGCAACCTGTTGCTCTATGACGGGATCAGCACCTTTACCGTCGGCCCCGATGGCACCTGTGCCATCGAACGCGCCATTACCACCTATCAGGTTAACACTGCGGGCCTGCCCGATCCGTCTTACTTGGATGTTGAAACCCTGGCCACCCTGGCCGTCTTGCGGCGGACCCTGCGGGCGCGGATCGCGCAAAAATATCCCCGCCACAAGCTCGCCAACGATGGCACCAACTTTGGGTCAGGGCAGGCCATCGTTACCCCGTCTATCATCCGAGCCGAGGTGATCGCCCTGGCCCGTCAGTGGGAACAGCGCGGCTGGGTGGAAAACCTGGACCAGTTCAAAGCCGACCTGATTGTCGAGCGCAATGCCGACGATCCCAACCGGGTCGATGCCGTGATCCCGCCCGACATCATCAATCAACTGCGCGTGCTGGCGGCACAGATCCAGTTCCGTCTTTAAGGTGCGTTTAAACACCCATTAAGGAGCCCCCTGATGGCTAAGTACTTAGGCCGTGCAACCATCACCTATGACGGTCAGCAGTTGGACAGTATGCCCGGTGCCAAGATCAACCTGGGCGGCACCAAGCGCAAGCCCGTCACCGGTATGTTCACTATCGGTTTTTCCGAAGAAACCACCGCCGCCACTGTGGAATGCGAAATCATGGTCGGGGCCTCCACGCCCCTAGAGGAGATCCGCGCCATTGCCGGGGCAACGGTGGTCTTTCGCACCGACGTCGGCAAGTCCTGGATGGTGGCCGATGCCTTTATCGAAGACACGTTGGATGTGACCAGCGGCGATGGCGGCAAGGTCAAAATCAAGCTCACCGGCACCCCCGCCGAACCCGTTTAAAGGAGGCCCCCCGATGGCCGCGCTGCCACAAAAAGAACTCACCCTTGATTACCCGTTCGATCATGACGGCCAGAGCTATACGACCTTAACGGTCCGTATGCCGACGGTCGGTGATCAACTTGACGTCATGACCGATGGCGTTCCGGCCAATCGGGCCGAAGTCAGCCTGTTAGCCCATCTCTGCGCGATGCCCGTTGAGGCCATGCGTCACGTCGCAACGCCCGACTACACGCGCCTGCAAGCCGCCCTGATGGGTTTTTTACAGGCCGCCGAACGGAAGGCCTAGATGCCGATGGTCCCCCGATGACAGCCCGCTCGCTACGGCGGGCGGTGATCGGCCTATCCCATAATACCGGCTGGACCTTAACCGAAGTCCGCGCCCTACCGTTGCCCGATTTCTACCTGTGGTGCGAGGCACTTGCCGAAACCTTAGCTGAGGGAGCCGAGCCATGAGCCTTGATCTTATGCTGCGCATCGGCGCGGCACTTTCGGCAGGTTTTCACACGACGATGGGCGCGGCCATGCGCTCGATGCGGGGCCTGGAAGGGGCCACACAGCAGCTCCAGTCCAGCTGGGCCGGGCTCGCCGCAGGGGCGGGACTGCTGGCCGGTATCGGCACTGCCATTACTGCGGCCGCAGACGTTGAAAGCACCCTAAACGATATCCGTATCACCGGCGATATGAGCCGTGAGGCAATGGACCAAATGGGCCACAGCCTGACCGCGCTTTCGGTGCCAGACGAGACAAACCAGTCAGTTGATGCGCTCGGGCGGGCGGTTCAGGATCTGGTGGCCGGGGGCATGGATCCCACCACCGCCCTAGCATCAGTCCGCACCGTTGGGCGCACCGCAACGGCGACGCAAGCCGATATCGTCGATCTGTCTAAAACAACCGGGGCGCTGATTGAACATCTGGGGATCACCCCACAGGGCCTTTCCCAAGCGATGGATCAGCTCGCCCAAGCCGGTAAAGAGGGCAAGTTCGAGCTAAAAGACATGGCCGCCTATTTCCCTGTCCTAGGCGCGCAGGCCAAGGCCATGGGCCTGCAAGGCAACGAGGCGGTCGCCTCGCTGGGGGCGGCCTTGCAAATCGCCATGAAGGGCGCGGGCGACCCTTCCGAAGCGGCGAACAACATGAATAACTTCATGGCCAAGATTAACAGCCCCGAAGTCCGCAAGAATTTTCAAGAACGCGGGGTCGATGTCACCAAAGTGATGGCCGACGCCATCGCCAACGGGCAAAACCCGATGGAAGTGATGCTGGGCAAGATCGACGCGCTGTTAGGCAGTGATCAGGCCAAACGCGGGGCGCGCCTGGGGGCCTTGTTCGGCGACATGCAGGTTCAAAACTTCCTGCGCCCGATGCTGGCCAATATGCCCGAATACTACCGGATCAAGGCCGCCGCCCTAGAGGCCGCGGGCACGGTCGATGCCGACTATGCCAAGCGGATGGAGGAAGCCAACCAAAAGATGGCCGCGGCCAGCAATGCGGCCCATAATCTGACCGTCGCAGTTGGCAAGACCCTGGCTGCGGCCTGGGTTGCGGTCTTAGAGCCGGTCACGCCGGTGCTGAATTTCCTGGCCGACGTTGCGGACAAAAGCCCCGCCACAACAATGGCCATTATTGGCCTTGCAGCAGGGCTGTTCATTCTACCGCCCGCCTTTACCTTAGTCTCGGTTGCTTGGAAAGTTATGTCCGCCAGCATGATGAGTACCGGCGTTGGGGCGATTATTGCCGTGATCGCCATCGGGGCGGCGGCGATCATTGATAACTGGGGTGCTGTTTCCGCGTTCTTCCAAAAGTATGGCCGCGTGATGCTGGCCTTTTTAGGTCCGATTGGCTGGGCTGCCATTTGGCTCATGGACAATTGGCAACCTGTGTCTGAGTTTTTCGTAAACCTGTGGTCTGGGATTACCGAGACCGTGCAATGG